AGATGCCGGATATTCAAGAATTAAATCGCTATCGGGTGCGGAAGATAGTCAGCCAGACGATAGGCAGGAAAAAATAAACGCTTTAAAAAGAAAGCATAGTCTATGAACAGAGACGAACTTATTGCAGATATTAAAGAAGCAGAAGGGCTTGGCGATCAAGAGCTAACGCTTGCTTTGCTTGAAAAATTAGACTCGCTTCCCAAAGGAAGGAGCTGGGAAGATGTGCCTGAAGAGGCCGTTAAAAACCTTCCAAAGTCAATTCAAGGCGTGGGAGAAAATGTCATAAATTCTGCATTACATCCTATTGACACCACGCAGGCATTATTAGACATGGCGAATGGATTAATGCAGAAAGCATTACCTGAGCAAATTACGCAATTCATGCCCGAGCGAACAAAAAGAAATGAGGAAAAAGTTAACCAGATCGTTGACTTTTATAAATCGCGGTATGGAAGCGAAGAAGATTTAAAAAATGCCATAGCGACCGATCCTGCTGGCGTTATTATGGATTTATCGACGCTGGTATCTGGTGTTCAAGGAATTTCAAAAGCAACGGGAGTCAGTGACTTTCTTAAAAAGAAGGCGGTACAGTCCGAAGCAAATGCAGCGCGAACAAACGCATTAAACGCCCCTACAGCGGCTATTTTAAGGGAAGGTCAAGAAGCGGGTTATGTTGTACCGCCTAGTACTGTGAATCCGTCTTTTATCAATAAACGCCTTGAAAGTATCGCAGGCAAAGCGGCCACAGGACAACAAGCGGCAATTAATAACCAAGATGTTACTAATGCGTTAGTTAGACAGGAATTAGGAATAGGCGCGGATGTCCCCGTAAGAATATCGAATTTAGATGATATTAGAAAGTTATCCGGTCAGTCTTATGAAAAGGTGGCAAATATTCCTACACCACCTTCATTAGCTCATGGATATAGCATTAATTCCAGTCCTATTCAATCCTCTAGGGCTGTTCTTGATGAGTTAAAACAGGTTAGAAACGATGCTCAAGGATGGTATAAGGCGTATCAAAGGAGTGCCAGCCCAGATGACTTAAAAAAGGCGCAAATCGCAGAAAAACAGGCGGAAAATTTAGATTCTATTTTAGTCGATAGAGCTAAAAGTACAGGTAATTCCGACTTAATGAGCGAACTTTATGAGTCAAGAAAACGTATAGCTAAAACCTATGACATAGAAAACGCCTTAAATGACGCAACCGGAAATATATCCGCCCCAATTATAGGAAAATCTGTAGATAAAGCGCCTAAAAAATATGATGGTAACTTAAAGACTATAGGTGAATTTCAGCAAACGTTCCCCTTATTTATGAGAGAAGCCGAAAAAGTGCCATCGCCTGGAGTTAGTAAGGTTGAAGCATTAGCTGGCGCGGCTATGGCTGGAGCTGGAGCGGCAAATAAAGGACCGTCCGGCTTGTTATATGGTGGACTTCCTTTAGTGAGCGGGCCTATAAGAGACTTGATTTTATCGAAGCCTTATCAAAAAGCCTTTGCCAAAATTCCAAAGGAAAAATCATCGTCGTTATTAAGAAAAGCGGCATCCATTACGGAACCGGAATTTAAACAATTATTAGTTGATTTGATGTATCAAGCACAGGAGAAAAAATAATGTCACGTAATGGTAGCGGGGTATATAGCCCTCCTGGTTCATCATTTCCCGCGGTATTTGACACAACAGTTGATGAAACAAAATATAACAATGTCATTAATGACATAGCATCGGCATTAACTGACTCTATTGCAAAAGACGGCCAGACGACCATAACCGCAAATATTCCTATGTCGAATCACAAATTTACTGGAATGCTGGTCGGTTCTGTTTCGAGTGATTCTTGCACATTAGGGCAGGCGGCGCAAGCAACTATTTTATGTTGGTGCGGAACGGCAACGGGAACGGCGAACGCCTTAACGTTAACACCTGCAATTGCAATCACTGCGTATGCGGCTGGACAGTCCTTTATATTTAAAGCGGGAGCGTCACCTAACAGTGGCGCAACTACTATTAATGTAAGCGGCGTGGGCGCTATTGCACTACAGAAAAACGGCGCTGCTTGCGCTGGTGGCGAGATTTCGGCAAATCAATGGTATGAAGTTGTACTAGACAGCGCCACAACAGCACAATTGAGACAATTTAAAATATTAGTTGCCGGTACGGATTACGCGGCTCCTGGTGCGAATACGGATATAACGTCCTTACAATCGACAACTACTGTAACGACTCAAGCGGCTGGAAACAATACCACTCGGATTGCGTCAACGGCATTTGTTCAGGGGGAAAAGAAAGTAATACAGGTAGTTAACACTCAGACAGGCGCTGTTAATAGCGGAACGACAATAATGCCTGATGATGACACAATCCCTCAAAATACCGAGGGCGTTGAGTTCATGACGCTATCCGTAACCCCAACAAGCGCCGCAAATAAGCTTAAAATAGATGTTGTCGCTTATTTATCTACCAATACGGCGGTAAGGTACATATCTGGTGCGCTTTTTCAAGATTCCACGGCAAACGCTTTAGCAAGCGGCATTATTTTTTCCTGCCTATCGTCTGGCTGACTATCTTCCGCACCCGATAGCGATTTAATTCTTGAATATCCGGCATCTATAACTTCTTTTAGTTTTACTAATTCACGTTTAAAGTCGCTTTCTTTTTGAGCAGTATTTAAGGCAGCAATAGCATCTGTCGCTTTTTTGCCTTCCATTTCCGTTATTTGACCACCGCCCTTTAATGCTTGGAACGCTTCCAGAAAGTTTTTACCTTGCAATTGCTCCAGTTTTGCTTTAAATCCCGCTGCATTCGTTCCAGGCAATGTGAAACCAAATGGATTAGTCGCTATATTAGGCGCACCTACAACATCCGATAAACCAGGATGACTGTAGATTTCATCAATCAATTGTTTGGCGTATTCAGCATTTTGCTTAACCTTGGGGTAGTCCATTTGGGCTTGAACAACGGCTTCTTTCCTCTTAATGTCCGCTTTTTCCTCTGCTGGGCTTTGGCCTAATACTTTATCAGCGTATAAATTTGTTTCTTTAGCGTTTACATTCTTCATGCCGCCATTATAGGCAGCTAATGCTTTTTTAACGTCTCCGCCATTTTCCCGAATCAATGCGCGCAAATAATCCGCTCCAAACCGTATCTGTTCATCGGGCGAGTTATCTTTCATTGGCTCAACACCATAACCTGGATTTTTGGCGGTTTCAGGCATAATTTGAGTTAATCCAAACGCGCCTTTCTCGGATACTGCGTTAGGATTACCGCCCGATTCGACATTAATTAAATTATGCAACAAATTCTTAAAGTCTTTCGGATTGGCGTTATACTGAGTCGTTCTATACTTATGGCCTGTTGGATCGGTTACTTCAACACCTTCCTGCCCCTCTTTACCTGCTTGTATTTCAGCTTGCAAGCTTGGGCTATCCGTCGCTCTCATGACGGGTTTACCGTCAACCATACCTAGCTGTATTTTCCCAGTTCTCGCATCACCGACTAAATAACCCTTTTCACTAGGCAAGAAATTGTAATAAGGATCAGCAGAATTATTTTTTAACTGATTGGTATACTCTTTAGCTGCAACAGCCTTCATAGATTCAGGAGCTAATTCGTTCGATATTAAGGCAATAGCCGCTTTTTTACGATCAGGCTCATTCATGTAACCTTGTGTCGCTTCTTGCTCGGCAGCGCGTTTTTTGGCCTCATATTCCATTTGTCGGTCTTCTGCTTTTCGGCCAATATAAGCGCCTGACAATTGCTGTGCAACCTTGCTAATTGCAGTTAATGGGCTAACTGGTACGACATAGCCACCCGCGACTTGATTAGTCTCGATTGGTTCTTTACCTTGCTGCATTAGCATTTCTGCTATGCGCTGTCTTCTTGCGATAGCCGCTTGTTCTGCTCTTAATTCTTCCGCTGTCATCGTCTAAACCTATTAATCATAATTTGATTAGAAATTTTCTTGATCTTTTCATTCTTTGGCTGCTCTTCGTTTACGATTCGTTGCGCCAAGGCGTTTGCTTGATTATAGGAGCGCTGTTTTTCGTTATTAGGCTGCACAAACTTACTGATATTACTTCGATATTGATTACCTGTTTTAACCGCGTTTGCTACCTTATTGATGGCGCTTAGTCCAGCAGAGCCTTGACCTGCTCCAATTGATGCTAATGTTGGTGTAATGGCGTTTGTTGCGGCCAAAGTTCCAGCAGTTCCTAGCGTTCCAGCTCCAGACGCACCAGCAATACCAGCTCCTGCATTAACCAAAGCGGGAGTAATAGAGCTTGCGCCAACTAAGGCACCCGTTGTCGATCCTGCCGCACCTGCACCCGCTCCAGCACCAACACCCGATAAAGCGGAAAATGTTGTCGGTGTTATGGCAGAAGTAGCCGCCGCCCCGAGTCCTGCCGTACCACCCGCAGCGCCAGCACCACCACTCGCAGCAGGAGCCGCAGCAGCGGCACCGCTTCCAGCACCAGCACCAGCACTTGGCCCTAATGCATTGGCCGCAGCTCCACCCGTAAAATACGATATAGCAGCTATCGCCGCAACATCAGCACCGTGACTGTTCCACCAGTCCTGATACATTTTATGGCGCTCAGGATCGACTTTGCTTAACGTTTGCCTGATAGGGTCAGCTTGTCCGGCTCCAGCGCTTTCAGCTTGCAGAATAGGCTCTAAAACCCTATTCGCACCCGTCATAATGTAATCTTCGCCTTCATGGACTTTATTCGATATTTCCTTAAGTCCAGGTACGCGAGTCGTCAAATCTAGCGCCTTAATAGCGCCTACAACAGACGATTTGTTTTTGTCTTGCCATCCTTCTCTATAATCTGGCATTGACTGCCAGTCGCCATATTTAATAGCCATTATCTACCTAAATAAGAACTACCAATTGATCCTATCAACCCAGCACCAGCCGATACATTGTTGTTATATGCAGCTTGCTGTTGGTTATATAAGTTTTGCTGTGCTTGGCCTTGTTGATTAACCGCATTAGCAACCGGAGCCGCGCCGACATTTGCCCCAGGCTGATAGCCTAAGCTACCACTGAACGGACTTGTCACTTGTGAGCCAGACATTAAGGCGTTAATCTCATTCAATGGCACTTGACGCTGCTGCAACATTTCAAAGATAGCTTGGTTTCTAGCTTGCTGATTAATGCCAAAGTCAGCTTGAGCCGCTTGTGTGCCGGATTGAATCGCTTGTTGTCTAGCGTCGTTATATTGCCGGTCAATCTGAGTCATTGCCGTGTCATACGCTGCCGTACCTGGCCTTATTCCAGCCGCTATCAACTCGGAGTTTCTAGCGTCTCTTTGGCCTTGCGTGTCCGTATTCACCCGTGACATAGCCGCATCGATAACGTCTTGCCGCATTTTCTCTGCTTTCGGCTGTTCACCTAAACTGCTAAAGTCTAACGGATTCGATAGCGAACTTTGAACATTCCTTGCCGCCGTTACTCCGGTATCCGATAGCGTTTTCTTAGCCTCATTTCCCGCATCAAATATCGCTTGCTGTTCGGGCGAAAGCTCTTGCACAATAGTAGGCTGATTCCCTGACCACGTAACTTTTTGCGTACCGTAAGGATTATAAACGTTAGGGTTATTAATCTGACCCGTTGCAACGGCGGCCTGTAAATTCGACTCACCTTGGGCTTTTGCTGCGCCTACGTAATCAGGCGCTTTTGGTGCGCTACTTCCACCCATCTTTTGAACTCCTTATTTTATAGTTCAGTAGTTTTGCATTCTCTTTGCGCAAAACCCAAATGTTTAAATTTCCATCAGGGGCGCCATTAGGTATCACACCATGTAAGTTAAATCCCGCATGTTTAGCGACACGATCAGCCTTATTGTTTTGAACCGTAATGCAAATTAATAAATCTGTACCGCAGACATAAAACGGATAATAGAACGCAAACCATAAAAATTCACGGCTAACATTGGTTCCATTTTTTTTGGCAAGATGCATGTGCATTGACTTTTTGTTGTACCATCCGTACCCAATCGCGGCTATTAATTCACCATTCGATTCCAGTCCAATGCAGATTTCTTCACAATAAGACGAAGCACCTTGATCTTTCATCCATTGTCGGCAACGTTCGTAATCGTTATCGATAATCTTCACAAAATACCGCCTGTTTCAAATACGTAGTCATTTGACAACCATTTAACAGTTAATGAGTTTGTTGTTATTTTTAGCTTGCCAGCCGCGTTATACCCAGGATATTCATTAGCAGATTGCCAATTTTTAGTTATGTTTCTTCCGCCACTGCCGCCGCCCCACAAAGAAATTCCCCAGCGGGCTGACCCCCACAATGAACCACTTGCTCGGGAATTGCTTATACTTCCTACGATTTCGCTGTCGTCAAAATCAACATCCATATCTACTAAATATTCAATGTTTCCATTAGCCTGTAAAATAGGACGATAAAGACGAAACTTTTTAAGTGAATTTTTACGGTCAAAATAGCTAAATGCCGTTTTACCATAGGCCACTATATTTGCGCCCTGATCTGAAACACCAGTCCAAGCTTTTATAACCGATGTTGATTGGCAGTAATACAATTCGTCGTTAAATACGGCAAAATCCTCTGCATCCCATCCGGTGAACTTGCACCAGGACTGTGTTATCGTGTTCATGACATATTGATTGTGCGTCCCGTCTTCAGTTATCGGAACATTCACTAAAACGGCCGATTGAGCTGGGTATACAATAGCTTTCCATCCAAAATTAGACCCATATGATCTGGCCGCTTCATTAAAGGCAAATTCTATTTTTCGCGATACAGCACTGGAATAATTAGAACTGGTTGACTGAACGATGCTATTAATAGAGAACGCGCCATTTTGAGTCAATATGACTAAATCAGAGCCTTGTTTAACAATACAGCGTCTACCTAAAGGTCTACCCGTTTGATAGATGCCTACAAGTCCCCAAGTTGCCGATGACGATGGGTTTGTTCCTTGATAGACTAAAACCTCGCCTTGTGACGTGACGAATATCATACGGTCATCAGGTCCAGCGCCGCTATCTAATGTCCATGACTCCATAGCCATTAGATAACCGCCTTTTTGTGCAACACCCGATAAATCAAATTTAGTTAACGCACCACCAGCAACACCGGATGCTAAATACCAGAAAGCCATCTGATCATTAGCAATGAACATCAACCGTCCTTTAAAAATACACAGGCTAACTAGAGTGGTAGTTGTAAGCCCTGTTAATGCTGGGCTAGTAGCCCCATCAACCGCCGTCCATGTCGTTCCGTCATAATAGAGCGGCTTATCAACGCCATTGACGGCAATAAGCCATTGACTTGTTCCGTCTCCAAACATAACATGCTGATGCTTTCCGTTAGTTCTAGCCGCAACCGAAGCGCCAACAGCACCAGCCGACGACACATCATAGGTGCCACTTGCTGTGGTGCAAAATAATTTATTGGCACCGGTCAATCCGCTATAAACCATCAGCGTTTTTCCTGTTCCTGTCATACCTGTAGCATGACTGGATGAACCACCGCGGATTTCGCAGTATCCGGTACTAGGAAACCAATTCTCTAGCGCAATGGCCTCAGTAGGCTTCATGCTTGCCAATGGATCAACGGCGTTCCAGCCACCGATAGGCGAAGGATAACTAACAACTTGGCTGACTTGCTGCCTATTCCTTGATTTAACTATAGCTGGGCTTCTCATGGCACCCAATTACCATTTGGAACAAATATACCAGGCGCGACATTCCTATCGCATCCATCAGAATATAAAACACGCTTTCCGCCGTCTCTACCCATAGCATCCTTAACTTGCGCTTCATAGGTATTAAACAGCTCTGAATAATTTAAACCTTTCTCGGCAGCCCAACGCCAACGTAAGCCCATTAGCAATAGCCTGTCTGGTATTAGGAAACTATCCAAATCACTGGTAATTTCGCTTTTTGAATTTCCGCCCGTATCTACAACCCAGTTTTCGGATTGATATTCAAAGGCTAGAATATGTCCAGCCGCAGGAGTTGGGCTAATTAAAAGATCGCCTTCCCGTATTCTAAATTGATACCTTGGCCCAGTATTGGCTACTGCTTTAATACCTTGCCAGTCAATGCCGTTTAATGGCCCAATTACCGGTAATTGATCTGTTCTGTCCCATAGTGTTTGGTTTTTGATGAAACTATACCCAGGCGCTATGGTCGTTATAGCACCTTGATTTTCCGATGCGATAGTCGTATGAGTTGCTTCAACCGTAAGGCCTGACCAGTTATGCCGCGATGATAAATCCTCGCCTTCCTCAATTAATAGCGCGAGTATTTGCAGAACTCTGTCATCTGTAGAGCCTGTTACCGTAGCCGGAGTTGGAATACCGGCTCTAGGGCAGAATTTAGTGACTAACTGGATCAGATTCATATAAATCGTCTAGTGATATTCCGGGCATTTCTTCCTTGACAGACTCTGACTCAAAGCGTTTCAGTAGTTTTGTCAACTCTGCTATTTTGTTTTCCATGTTTGAAATATTGATTCGCATCCGTTCGTTATCAGCCTTCAATTCACTTATTTCTAACGTAGATGCACCGGCCTTTTTAAGCGTTTTTAACCAGGCTTCGGCCTTATTTTTAAGGTCAAGCGCTCCCATGCCAATCCGTCGTAATCCTTCATCGTTAATAACGGATAATTGCTCAACAGTTAAAACATGCATCTTTATTAATGTTTCTTGCTGTGCTGGCGATATAATGCCCCATCCTTTAATCGGGAATCCGTTTAACGGCATTTCTTGGCCTTTTTGCCAGTATTCGTAAGCCTTCTTGTATTCTTCTAACCATTCGCGCGGTATTCGTTGATTGATCACGTCTGTTTCGAGCTGCTCGAACCAGGACTTGACTTTATATTTCGAAGCCTCACAAACCTCATTGAAACGTTATGCGACAAGCGATAGCGTTAGTGCTGGTTTAGTTTCCTTGAAATACAAAACGGCTGATGTTGTGTATGACGGCAATAGCGGCATTCCTGCTAACCACACTTATATGCTTAACACTGAGTATATGAAATTGGTTGTGCATAAAGATGCGGACTTAACCGAAGTGCCAGAACAGCGCCCTGTTAACCAGGATGGTTCGGTTATTCCTATTCTTTGGATGGGTAACGTAACCTGCTCTAACCGCGCCCAACAAGGCGTAATTATCCCATAAGGAGGGGTTAAAATGTTTACAGCTCTTGATATTGCGGGCAATCAACCATTTAATGATTGGTTTGCCCCTGACACAACCCAAAGACATCCTTTAGGTCTTATTGTTGATGCTGTTGATCCTTATTGGGGGGGCGCTGAGTTCATTTACTTGAAATCTAACGCTGCCATCCTTAAGGGCTCATTAGTGGCATGGAACGAAAGCTCTTTAGCCGTGTTACTTCCCAACACGGCGAACCAAGGCTTCCCATTTGCCGTTTCAATGAACCAAGCGGCCTCTGGTACATATTTCTGGGCGCAAATTAGTGGTCGCTGCGTTTATAAAACAAACGCAACTGTTGCGGCTGATGCTCAGATCGGTATTACGGCTGCTGGTATTTGCGGAACGGTTGCGGCTGGTAAGCAGTTGCTAGGAACACGTAACGTAACGTCTGCAACTGGAACCGCTACGGTTAACGCGAACACCGTTACCGGATCGGCTTTTGTTAAAACAAATGGCTATGATGGCTTTTTCCTTGGTATGGCATTGTCTGGAACTGGCGTACCCGCATCGACTGTTGTCGCTTCTCTTTCTGCCGATGGTAACACTATCGGAATGGGAAGCGCTATTGGTACGCTGGACA